TCTTCTTGTCTTTAATATTATTTTATTAAAGTCACAATTTTCTTCCAACGGCTGTGTCCATGAGTTTAATTGGATGTAGATTGTTTTTAAATTTTTAAAATCGACCGTACCATATCCCAACTTAACGTTGTTGTGGACACCAATCGTTATAAATTTTCCTTTTTTCATTTGTTATTTTCATACTTACATAATTTATGGTGTATTTAAAATATACACAATAAACTTAGTAAATCAAAATAATTTTTTTATCTTTTAAAAAAAACTATGATAATAATAAATGTAAGCAAAGAAAAGAACCTTGACTCAGCACTAAAAAAGTACAAGTACAAGGTTCAGAAGACTAAACAAACTGAAAATTTAAGAGAACGTCAATCGTTCATTAAACCTTCAATCGTAAAAAGAAGTGAAAAGTTAAAAGCAGTTTATAAACAACAACTAATGAATGATAACGATAATTAACTAAAAAGACCTTTTTTCAATTCGGTCATTTTAAAATAATTATACTTAGTCAATTCGGTTTCGTTTAAATCCTCTTTTACTTTATTTAATTTTTCATCCATAACACTATCCGTAGATTCTTTTAGTAAAGTATCTATTTTCTGATTGATTTCGGATTTAATTTTTTGTACCTCATTTTCCAATTCGGATTCAGTTAAAGAAACAATTTTTGTAAATGTTTCTTTTTGTTCCTCATTTAAAAAATCAGTAAATTTAGTATTAAAGTTACCCACCAATACCGTGTTTAGTAAAGTGTGGTTTTCAAATTGAACAATTGGTTCTTCTTCTTTCTTAATAGATTTTTTTGTTGTTAGAAATTTAATAAAATTTTCTCTATTTTCAATTTTTTTAGAGATATTATGTATGTTATTCTCCTCAGATAAAATATCCAAACACACATATAAATCATTATGTTCGGCTACAACATCTTTTAATAATTTATTGAAGTTATTACAATCACTTGAAATTGATTTCATTCTATCAATTAATTGTGGTTCTAAAGTCTCAACATACAATTTTGCATTATCTTTATTGGAAATAAACATGTTTTCCATTTCTTCGTAGAAATGGTGCATCTCAACCAAATTCTTATTTGATTTTAATTTATTGATTAATTCTTTTAGTTCAGTTTTATTTCCTGAATTATAAGACTCGGTTAACTTAGTTAACAATTTTGATTTTATTTCACCGAAGTTTGTCATTTTATTTATTGATTTAATATGTCTTTTAATTTATTTTCTATTTCATAAATATTCTGTTGTGCTTTATCATAATCAAATAAATCATTTAATTTATTATTATCACCCAATAAACTTAGAATATTATCTTTTTTTGTTTCATTTTCACTCAATGGAGCTTCTCCACCAGAAGGTGGTGGTGGTGCTCCACCCATATCAGAACTCATTGCTCCTCCTTCAGGTGGTGTTCCACCCAACTGTCTTTCTGATTCGGGTACACCATATTTAGAATCTACGTCATCAAATACACCTGAGCGTTTAATAACATTCTGTGTGTTGGTTAATTCAAAACCAATTGCTCTCTCAAGTCTTTGTTGTTGTAAATCCAACATAACTTCAGAATCACTAAATCCAAGAATATTTTTCTTAGCCCACGTATGTGATACTGGAAGAATACCAACTTGAGATTGGTCTGATGTTGCATCTTTATATAGTTGAACTTTTTCTTTCCATTGCTCAATTCTTAATAAATCAGATTGTGCAGATGGATTTGTTAATGATAATGAAAAGTTACTTAACTCATCTTCTAATCCAAGAAGATAAAGATGAATTAATGCAATCTTATTTAACTCTTGTATTAAAGATTTTTGAATACGGTTAATTGTTCTAGCAAAACGAATATCCATTAATGCCAATGTTTTACCATCACCAACAACTTCTTCAAAACCTAAAAACGCTTTAGGTATTCTCAATGCTGCTAACATCTTCTTTTGGATATATTCAATATCCGCAATTTCCCCTAAGTTTTGTGCTCCGGGTAATGTTTCAATTGGACTTGTTTGAGCGGCATCACGAACAGGTATGAAAAAATCTTGGTCTACCGCCATTTGATTGTATCTCATATCCACTTGTCCATTCCTTGCATCAACTACTTGGTCTCTTTTAAATTTATTAGCAACACGTTGAACATATGCCTCAATATCTTTATCATCCATGTTACCAACAAAAACTTTAAATACACGTCTTTCAGGTGCTCTTGTGGTTCTATATATTAACATAGCATCTTCAGCAAGAAGTAATTGTTTCCAAATCCTTCTGATTTTATCTAACATTGATGTACCATATGGTAATTTTCTATCATCACCCAATAGTCTAAAATGGGCAATTTCCCAAGCTTGAAATTCAACATCTTTGTTTTTCCAATTAAATCTCAACTCTCTTGAAGGTAAATTCATTGCTGTTTGTTGACCTGGAGTTTTAGATTCTTTTCCTTCTAATCTTTCAATCTCAATATTAGGTAATTGTTGACAACCTATAATACCTCTTTCTGGGTCAATTTTTAAATAAACAAAATCATCACCATACTTACACATACCTCTTGTCCACATTTGTAGATTGGTATTTAAGTCTAATCTATTTTTAAATAAATCGGTAAGGATTTCCTTAATTCTTGTTGATTCGGAAAATATAGTGATAAGTTCACCTTTTTCGGATAGTGTTGTTGATTCTTCTGCGTAAATGTCAAGTGATGCCGATATTTCGGGAGTAAACTCCATAGACTCATAATCATAATAAGCTGACATTCTATTTGGTTCATAATAAACCGATTGGTTATAAAGTGATTGGTCTAATTTAGTCCATTTATCTGCAATATATTCCGATTGTTGCGCTTGTAATAACGCTTTTTCGTATTCTTCTTTACTGTTTGTTTTTAGTATCTCATCCTTGTTAAAATTATAAGATGGGGCTTCCTCTGGCTTTGTTTTACCGGGATACCCAAACATATGTGTGAGTCTTTGAAATACTGTTTTATTATCTGTTGCCATGTATATAAATAGTTTTGATTTAGAATATAAGTATTTTATTCATCATAATAAAGGTTTATCTCTTTTTACCAAATAACCATGCATACTCTTTATATTGTTCTTTTGAACTCCCATTTTGTTGTGGAAACGCAGGATGGTTATCCATACCCATAGAACCAATTTGGTCAAATGCTGTACCATAAGAATAAAAAGACTTATTTGGTTCATATGTTCTTTCGGTAACAGTCCACGATTCTAACATCGCTTTATTTGACGCTTCACTTCTTTGTAATTGATTAAAACACATATCTCCAGCATAAAGTGCCATTGATAAACTCATTATTGAGTCATCATGTGCTCCCTTCATGTGGTCAGGTCTACCATTCATGTAAACAAAGGTGTTTAATTCATTTAATAAACGACTTGACCTAACTAAGAAACCTTTTCTAAGTTGTTCCTCAAATGCGGCGACAATTTGTGTTCTTTTATTATTAAAATTCAAACCAGGAATTTTCTCCATGGCTTTTGAATTATATTCCCATATATTTTTAGTATTAACCCCGTCAATATAAAGGTTCTTATAATTTAATTCTTGTAACTTCCTTGATGTTGCAACACCCATACCTCCGGTAATATCAATTACAATAAATGCATCATATAATATACCCCATTTATATGCAACTGACGCTAAATCATCAGGTGGTATTTTACCGATATATTCAGCAACCTGTTCTCTATCGTCAAAGTCAACTACATTAATTGAAGAAAAATCCTCACTATCTCCTCTACTCACATCCACACCCATAATATATCTGTGACCTTGAATAGGTTCTTTCCAATGCCAGAATGTACCTTGCATGTATTTTTCCTTTGGTACTCGAATCATATTCTTTGCAATATTTTCCTGTATTTCACCTGGAATAACACCATCTCCTGAACCTAAAAAGTCACACTCTAATTCTTGTGCTATTTTTCTTCTATCGTATTTGAATTTTTTAGACATAGATTCAAACCATGACGAATAGGGTTTATAACCTAGTTCATGTAACTCTTGGTATTTTTCAATGTCGAAGTCATAAAGAACAACATCATCATCGATATACTGTTCTCTATTTAACATGTAATGAACGATATCACTACACTTAACCCATTTTAGGTCTTTAGTATAACGAGGGTCTTTAAACCATCTTAAATCGGTAATATGAAAATCATTTATACCTCGAATTGCTTGGTCGTATACACCATAATAAATTGGGTCATAACCGTTAGGTGTTGAGATAAGAATAATCTTACCACCCGTTGATAGGGACGCCATAGATGCTGCCCAAAAATCATCACCAGCTTCAATATATGCGGCCTCGTCAAATATTAGAATAGTTGGTGTATAACCACGTAACGCATCCGCAGATGTTGCTACGGCTTTTACCTCACATCCATTATTTAATCTAAATCTACTTTCTGAGTTTTTATCGGGTGAGAACCCAACATTAATCCATTCCGGCCATTGGTCTATGAAATGTCTAACTTTGTTAGCCATCTCAATTGCTGTATCTCTTTTGTTTGCAATAATAAGAACCCTTTCTGGATTTTCAGGTTTTGCTAATTGTAATATTTTAGAAACCCACGCCGCAGTTACCGTTGTTACACCAGCCTGTCTATATTTTCTTGTAATATTCTCATTGTAATTCTCATAGTCTTCTAATAGTTGAATTTGGTCAG